GTCCGACCATACCAATGGAGAGTCAAATGGCTAAGCCTGTGCAATCGCGTAAGAATTCGACCCTTTCGGATCGGTTCCAACGTGTGTCGTACAACTCGAGCACATCAGACGTGTGCGTTGAACTCTGGGTCGACGATCTTGCTAGAAATGGCGAGGTCGCCGGCGCTGATATCAACGTTACGCTCGATGTGCCTGAGAGGTTACAACTAATCGATGTTCGACTTCAACTGTCGTATATCGAAGAGCGTATCCTGGCAAAGTCACTCGACATCCTCCGTCGGCTGGCTGAAACCGGGAAGGTTTAACGGGCTTTAAAAGCCCATCTCGAAGGTATACAACTGGAGGTTCTAGATGCGACTCAAACAGGGTCTCGGGTTCCCACTAACCCGTAAAAGGGCGGGTGGTTTTTCCGAGGTCCTGCTAGCGTCTATCCTAGCTCTCCTCCTGCTGCGTATCTTCGGGCTCGACAGCGTCGAGTTGTGGAGGTGGTACGAGTTCTTGAAAGAGCTCTATGCCATCCCCATATCTTGATGCTAATCCGTCGTATGCTGTTTTGTTGAACAGCGCAGTGCCGTCGCGAACCGTACTTGAGGATGGCGAGTATGCTTACCTGGAAACCTATGATCGGCTGGCTCGGCGATCCTATCGGACTCCACTCTTGCCTTTATCGGCAGAGCAGGATCTGTCGGGATTACCTAAAGCCCTCTTCTCACGTGGTGCCAGGTCGGCGTGGCTCAATGTCCTCTTGGTTCGAGATTCGCGGCAGTACTGGTCTAGACGGTCTGTCAACATCGTTCTCCCTCACGGGAGTTCGGTGCCTAAGACCGGTACAGACTACGGCACGGCGGTGATTAAATCGCGCCGTGATGTGGCGAGACGGGTTAACCCCGTCCCGGGAAAGAGAGTGAGTAATCCTCGGTCTTCTTCTTTGCGTCCTAGTCCGGAGATCCGGACGCGTGTCCGACAGGGTTTCAATGAAGGCAATAATGGGGGCTATTTCTTTGCTCCCGTTACCACCACTGAGACTGTCTACACTCGTACCTGGTCTGGGGTTCGTACCCCTGGATACGGCAAGTTGAAGAAGTCACAGCGTCCGGTTAATCCGCACGCTGTTTTTATCGAGGACGTTCACGATTCTGGTTTGCTGGAGATGACTGATATCCCTTCAACGGGAATCTACTTCAACCAGTACCAGGCGTGCGCAAACCACTACTCACCACCTGCTTTGCCATCGCATGATGCGGTGGCTGTACAGAAGGCCCTGAAGTCGTTGCGTTCACGAATTGAGAGCGGGATTGATGGTAATCTCGCACAAGACGTGGCCCAGATAAGGCAGACCGTGAAGCTGATTACTGATACAGCCTCTCGATTGGCCAAAACTGGTATTGCCTTGAAGAATGGAAACATTCCAAAGGCGGTGGCAACTCTTTGGGGCGGCTCTAAACCTCGTCGTGGCAAGGGGGGCAGGAAACCTTCCGTATCTGAGTCTGCGGCTAATAATTGGCTGCAGATGCAGTACGGTTGGAAACCTCTCCTCCAAGACATACACGGGGCTATGGAGTCTCTGGCAAAGTTGAACTTGACAGATGCTTCTGTTAGGCAGGTCACAGCAAGTGCTCGGACTTCCAACTGGGACGTTCGCGACCTTCCGCTTTTCCAGAACAGTTCGACGTTCGGTGGCTGGGTTCGTACCCATACCACCTCGCGTTGTAAGTTCGGGCTGCGGTTTACGGTCGAGAATCACCTGATGGCTTTCCTTGCACAGACTGGCTTTACAAACCCACTAAACCTCGGGTGGGAACTGATTCCGTTTAGCTTCGTAGCAGACTGGTTCGCACCGATAGGACCTTGGCTTGAGACGCTTTCAGCGTATCATGGCCTTGTCTTTTTCGATGGTTATCAGACCCTGTTTACTAAGCAACACACGGAGTCCCTGATACGTTTCAGCGGAGAGGCTCTTCCTGGGCAGATGCTTGCGGCTGCAGGGTCGTACTCTAGAGACGTGGTTATTCTTAATCGGACAAGGCTTAATACCTTCCCGACTTCGAGTTTCCCCGGTTTCAAAAGTCCGATTTCTGTGACGCACGCAACTAATGCCCTTGCATTACTGAAGAGCGTTTTTCGCTGATTGAGGCCGTATCTGCTGCTTACATTCAGCTGCAATGCTGAGTGTTTTGCAGTTCTCGTAACTCAGTTAGGAGAAGCACATGGCAGCTCAGCAAATCGTGCACGTCTCGGGAATTCTCGACTTAACGTCGGCGCAGCCCGCAAGGTCTACGTCAGCGACAGTCGCGACCGACCGAGACTTTACCCCTTTCGGATTCATTCCGAATCAGCCAGGGGTAGCGAAGTGGGTAGACAAGTCGGGAGGAATCCCGGTTGGCTATCCGACGTTCACTCTGTCCGTCCGCGAGCCTACCAAGGCAAGCAGGGTGTACAAGGTGACCGCGAAGTTGGATCTCCCGACTATGGACGTAACGAGTCCGTCAACGGGGTCCGGCATTCAGCCGGCTCCCTCGAAGGCGTACTCGTGCGGCTGTGTCATGGAGTTCCTGTTGCCTGAACGGAGCACCAACGCGGAGCGGAAGATTCTGCTTCGCGACGTTGCCTCGCTGTTCCACAACCTCATCAACGCCACCGATGACGCACCGACAGTGGGGACAAATACCCCACTTTCGGCCGCTGTCGAGGATTTTGAGCCTGTCTTCTAACGAAGGCAGTGAGGTCTGGAAACTCCCTCGAAAGAGGGTTTGCAACATGAACTTCTGGAGGTCCTCATGTCTTTTGAAAAGCATGGTTCGAGGTTCCTTAAAGGACTTCGGCTTCATCGCGTTCCCCTGGCTGTAACATCCAGGGTGGTGAAGGAGTACTTTTCTTCTCTTGATTGCCCTCGAGCGCTGACTGCTTGGCTCCTCTACGAAAGTGGGGAGCATGAGCAGCTGGCTAACTTGGGGTTTGATCCCTCTCACTATAATTCTGTTGTGAGTTGTCGAGATGCTTACGCAGCCACCAAATTCTTGTCTAAGTTCAAGGATCTCTCCTTGCCCTATGACTTGGATGAGGTGGCGATGCAGAAGTTCGAGAAATTCGAGCTTTTGTGTAAGCAAACGAATAGTCGCTTTCGAGACCTAGCTGTCGACCCGCTTTTTGCTGGTCGTACCGTCTGGCTGCATCACGCAGTCATTCGTAAAATAGCTAGGATTTTGGGCGATTTTTCCGCAGAAGAGTTCTTTTCATCTCCCGACTGGGGTCCTGGCGCTTCGACGTTGATAAAACGGCGCGACGCCAGTCCAGAAAAGAAATTCCAACTTGAAGTTGGAATAACGCGAGATCTGTACAACCTTATCCCATGGGAGGCCTTCGAGATGGTTTATCCTCGTTGGGCTTCCCAACTGCCCCTGGTTGGCTTTCCAGCCTTCCAGGTTGGGAATAAGGTGGTCACTGTACCGAAGGATGCGACTGCTAACCGAGTTATCGCCATAGAGCCTGGGATCAATCTTTGGTTCCAGAAATCTGTTGGCGAGATGGTCGGTCGTCGCCTTCTTCGATGTGGGATCGATTTGCGTTTACAGTCGAGAAACCAGAAACTCGCGCAGGCTGGTAGTTTGTCAAACCAGCTTGCAACGGTCGACCTCTCTTCTGCAAGCGATTCCATTTCGTGCGCCGTCGTGGAGGAACTTATCCCCCCCCGATGGTTTCACTTGATGGATGCATGTCGATCACACTACGGCACCCATAACGCTCAGGTGAAGAGGTGGAACAAGTTCTCCAGTATGGGGAACGGGTTTACCTTCCAGCTTGAGTCTTTGATATTCTTCGCTGTTGCATGTTGCTGCGCTGAATATCTTCACCTCCCAACGACTGAGGTGAGCGCGTACGGTGATGATGTAATTTTACCGAGCGCGTGTTATGAGTTGTTCTCAGAGATGATGCGGTTCTACGGATTTCTCATAAACGGGAAAAAGAGTTTCTTTAATTCCCCGTTCCGTGAGAGCTGTGGTTCACACTTCTTCTCTGGTGTTGACGTTAAGCCAATCTACCTTAAAGGTAGTATTTCATCTGTTCCAGCGATTTATCGCTTGGCGAACGCGATTAGGCGTCTTGCGCACCGTCATAACTCTTGTTATGGCTGTGATGCGAGATTCCAGAAAGCGTTTGGTCTCCTGGTATCTTCGGTTCCCGAGGCTTTACGGCTTCGGATTCCAGAGACTCTTGGGGACGGCGGTTTCATCTCTAGCTTTGATGAGGCTGTGCCCAACCGGGCCCGGCACGGGATCGAAGGATTCCGTGTTCGGAACTTGGTGGAAGTAAGTAGAACTTACCAAGATGAAACGTTGGGCTATTTACTTAGCTCACTTTGGCGTCTGCGTCGAAATTCTCGAGAAATCGAGGATCTAGAAACAGAGCGTCGGCAATCGCTGTCTGAGTTCCATTTCGGACAGCGGGATGCCCGTACGAGACTTAAAGCGTTCGCCATCCGACCTCGCCTAAGCTCTGTTGCTCGGCGTAACTCCGTCGAGCTTAAGGGTCAAGTGAGGTTACGGTTGGTGAATAGTCTCGTTCAGCAGTGGTACG